AGGGGGTCATCCGCTGGGAATACAGCCAGCCCCCCTCCGAAAGTGCCACCGAGGTCACCCCAAGGGATGCCCATTCCAGCCCCGCTAAGGGGTCGCCAAGGCGTTTGGCTCGGTAGTCCTAGGCCTTACCGCCATAAGGACACAAAATGGCTTAAATCGCCAAGGACGCATTCCAATGCTTGCAAGTCTAACAAACCCTAACACGAACCTTCGAACATATCTTACTACAATGCATGGTTCTAGGCTATCCCTTCGGGATGAGCCATAGAACTGTGAGAGGCCTAGGCCTTAGCCTTACGGCAGGCCGGCCCTCACCCAAGATGCAAGAGACAATTTCCACCCAACCCAATGAGAAACCCAAACCCTAACGTCGGTCGCCAGATCGCCTTCCGCTTGCGGATGAAGAAACTCTGGGAGACTGACCGCGAACGGATGGTCAAGCGCTCCCGCTCCGGGGCGAAGGCCATGCGAGACAAGGCCAAGCGCAACAAGGCTTGGTGGTCTGACTGGCTAGGCCGTCATGACTCGTACTTCACCAAGCAGCAGTTGCTCGACGGCATCGCCAAGTCCATGGACCCGCGAAGCCCCTCCAAGCCTCAGTCCGTCCTGGCTAGGCTCATCAAGCAAGGGCTCGTCCGCTTCGACGACGAACGCATGGAATACCTCAACCTTTGCCAAAACTTCTAACCATGAACGAACCATTTAACCTAGGAAAACACATCACTACAGCATTGGAGTCTTTCCCCGATGAGATGACCAAGAAACAACTCATCAATGAGTGCGCAAAATATATCGAGGCCAACCCGGTGATTTACATCACCCCTGCTTGGTTCGCTGAATTGATGATGGATGACTGCGTGATGCTGGCTAAACGGAAGAACAGAATTAAAGGAAGCAAAGCATTTCTCTGGATCAACGTGCACAAGTTAGACCATAGGTACAAAGGTCGCCATGTAGTGAGATAACCTTTGCCACTTGCCCCGCCGTCAAGACCCTTAACCCTGCAATCGTGACCAAGGCCCGACTCAACGACCTGACGGCCCCCGAAAGGGATGCCAAGTCGTTCGACGCGTGGTTTTTCTCTCAGCCCAAGAAAGCCCAGGAGAAGATGCGCGAGTCCGGCGTGCTGCCTTACCGCGAGATGGTGCAGTCTCGTCATGTATTTAACATCGATGCCAATCATCCTGACTGGGCGTGCAACCCTACCGACCTAGGCAGACGCCAAGAGGTCGACGCGTTCATCTCTCGCGATCATGTCGGCATCATGCTCAAGGCGTTCATCGATGCGCTGGCCGCGACCGATGACTTCAAGTTCCGTCGCCACGTCGAGCTGATCCGCTGGTCGCTGTCCCTGCCCGGTTGTCTGTCGTCTCGTGCCATCGGCCAGATGTACAAGCGCAGCCACTTCTGGACGCGTGCCAGGGCGAGAGAGATACAGCGTGCCGTGAACTCCGACGCGTGCGGACTTTTTCCTCACGTTAATGCCAAGCGCGACAAGCATAAGCCTATTACCAAGTAACCATGCAAAGAGTCCCAGCAGATAAAAGGTCTAAAGCCCTTAAGTATTATTATGACAACATTGATAGGCTAAAGGAGAGTAACCGTCTAAGAGCTAAGAGGCATTATTATTTAAACAAAAAGAAGAAACTTAATGGCAATAAGCTATGGAGGGAAAGCAATTCTGAAAAGAATACCCAGCTTAAAAAGTCATGGAACAAGCGTCGTTTCTTTTATCGAAAAGCGATGATGCTCAAGGCCAAGAACCGCGGTGGCCTTTGCTTTGAAACCACACAGCAACTTGCACAAGGGTTGATGTTCCAATGGATAAGGCAGCGAGGCAGGTGTGCCTTAACTGGGATTAAACTAAACCGATCTGCCAATGCAGACCACATCATACCGGTCTGCCGAGGCGGAACTGATAACAGCAACAACTTTCAATGGCTGACCCCAGATGCCAATCAGCTCAAAGGCTCTCTTGGCCTGGAGGAATTAGCCCATTTGTGCCGTCTAGTGCTACAGAACATCGAAAAAAGGAATCTCTTAGACCCCCCCCTGCCTGTCGCGTGGCCCGACACCACGGCTCTTTTTTACAAAGGCCGTGGGCAAAAAGAGGCGGTTTCGCAAACCCCATGGCTCTGACCAACTCAGAACTGGGTTTGGCGCTCGGCGTCACCGCTCAACGCATCTCGGTCCTTCGACGCGAAGGCATGCCGACGGACTCCATCGACGCGGCTCGGGCGTGGCGGGAAGCCCGGGCTAACGTGCAACGTGCGGCGGCCCCGAAGGCGGCGCCGGCGCAGCTCGACGACGGCACGCTGGCCGACACGATCACCGAGCACCGAGCCTTGGTCGGTCGGGCGCGTGGAGTCTGGCAGGCGGCGATGGAAGGGGGCGACCCCAACCAGGGGAAGTACCAGTCCGCGTACAACGCATCACTGAAAACGCTGGTGGCCCTCGAGGAAGAGCAGGAGCGTCGGCTCATCCTGACCAAGGATTACATCTCATCCAAGGAAGCGGGCGAAGCGATGCGCGAGATGACGGCCCGCATCGTGAACCGACTCGACAAACTGGCCCTCGACGTGGCCGAAGGATGCAACCCCGAGAACCCGGCCAAGGCGGTCAAGGTGCTCGAGGCTTGGGTGCGCCGCGTGAAGGCCGACCTCTCATCCGATGACCAAGCGTAAGCGTAAGCCCAGGCGTAAGCCGATGCCGAAGCCGTCGCGTCCGTTCAAGCGCAAGCCGAGGAAGTGGTCGGAGTTGTCCGACGAGCTGTATCGTCTGCTCAAGGAGGCAGGGCTGTATGAATAAGGCTGACCTTCTCCGCATCGGGCGTGACGTGCTGAAGCCGTCCGACTCAGGCGACGTGGTCGAGTGGCTGGAGTCCAACGTGCTCGCCATCCCAGACTCGCCGATGCCCGGGCCGTTCCGCTCCGAGCGCACGCCGTGGATCGCCGAAGCCCTACGCATTGCTGCCGACCCTGAGACGAAACTGCTGACCATCCTCGCCAGCATCCAGTCCGGCAAATCGCTGTTCGCCCGCCTGCTCACCTGTCACATCATCTCAAACGCTCCTGGGCCGACGATGGTGCTACAGGCCACCGACCCCGAGGCCAAGGACTTCGCCCTGCGTTACCTCCGCCCAGTGTGGAACAACTGCCCGCCGGTGAAGGCGCGTCTTTCTGGCGACGACCTCGACAGGTCCACGACCGCCGACTTCGACCGCATGACGCTCTACTGCCGCGGCATCTGGAATGAGGCGAACCTCCAGCGCCTTTCCCTGCGTTACACCATCGCCGACGAATGCTGGATGGCCCCGCCTGGTCACCTTGCCGAACTGAGCGCGCGCGTGACTGCGTTCGGTTGGATGGGCAAAAGGATTTTCATGAGTCAAGGCGGGAGGGCCGGTTCAGAGTGGCATCAGCTCCACGAGACGACGGACCAGCGTGACTGGAACATGAGGTGCCCGAAGTGCGACCATCTCCAGCCTTGGGTCTGGGAACAGATCAGGTTCCCAGAGGACGCGAAGTCCACCGGCACATGGGACTTGCACAAGGTGAGCGTTGGCACGACGTACGAGTGTGCGGCCTGTCGGACGCATCTGCCTGACACGAACGCCAGCCGTCTGGACGCTAACGCTCGTGGCACGTTTGTTGCTACATCCGTGGCCGCAAACTCCGGGCACATCGGCCTTCACTGGAACTCGCTGGCCTCGATGAGCTGGGGCGAACTGGGGGTGCTGATGCTCAAGGCCAAGGAGGCCGCTGACCAATACGGAGACGAGGAGCCCCGACGCATCTTCAAGCAGAAGCGACTTGCCATGCCCTGGAGCGAAGAGGGCGGCGAGATGGTAGCGCTGGCCGAGGCAGCGAACTACAAGATGGCTGACGCGTGGGACGCAGAGGCCGCGATCACCCCGAAGGCCCGCGTCGTCGAGCAGAAGGACGCAGTCCCGGGGAGCATCCCTTTCCGCACGATGGGGGTCGACGTCCAGCGTGGTCACTTCTGGGTGACTGTCCGCAGGTGGGCGAAGACCGGGCATAGCCGCCTGATGGCGTTCGCCCGCAT